TGCTCAGAAGCTCCTAAATAAGGTCTGATTAGTTCTCTACTTACAACATCACTTGATTGTGGTGTAATCGTAAGATCTCTTACAAGAACAGCGTCAGTTGCAGTAGGTGTAGGATCAGTAGCGTAGCTACTTTCCGCTTCGATTAGAATTACTCTTTTTCTTGTCAGCAGTGCCATCAGTTTTTACCTCAATTGGTGTATCAGAGTCAGTTGTTTGTTGGATTAGTGTAACTTCTCCAGTTTCTGGATCTAGAAGATAAGTTCCACCTTTACCTTGTGTTTCATTACTCATAATAGTTGGTCAGGGTTGTTAGGGTTCATAGTACTGCAAAATTATGTAGTTAAACTGTTATATGCTGTTCGATACTCAATGTCAAACTCGCATGATATAACACCTGCCGCTTCATCAGCCTCAAGAATTTCAAAACTTGTTGTTGATGGTTTTATATCAATTGATAAACCACCTAAAGAAGGATCATTTAAAACCTTTGTATGTAAACTTTCTATAGTTGGATCTGCAACGCTATCAGGCGTAGAACCTCTCACTATTACTGAAACTCTTATTTTTAATTCAAATGTAATCTTATCGTTAAAACTTTGAGTGTCTTGTGGAGTATCACTTATTGGCTCAATAACTATTGCTGGAGTTTCTGCTCTTGTAAATGCTTCTACTCTTGATCTAAATATTCTTGTACCAACGCCAACAGTACCAGTTAAGTTTGTTTTAATTGCTTCTAATATTCTTTCTCTTTTTGTTGCCATATCAAACCTTTGTTAAAGATATTTTAGATAAAGTACCATCATCAATTTTCCTTACATTTCTAACTTTATATTTCACATTACTTACATTTATAACAGTATCAAAATCTAAATTACCAAGTTCACTTGATTTTACAGTTAACTCATAATCAGTTGTCATTACTACACCATCAGCTATCAATTCATCAGGCTGCTCTAATATGCCTTTATATGTAGAGCCATCATACAAAACATCTTCTGCAAAATCTACAAAAAACGTATTTAGATCTTCTGTAAAAGCCATAAGAAAAAGCCCCATAATGGGGCTGTATTTTTATCCGTATTTTTTAGCACCTACAAGTGAGATTCCATATACAAAAACAGGTGATGAACCACCAACTGTTTGTACTAGTTTAATAAATCTCTTGCACTCATCTTTATTAACTTCAAGAGTTTGTAAAGATGCTGATGTTGTTACTTGGGTAAATGCTGCACCAGATAAATCTCCATAAGTACCACCAGTTTCATCTGAGTCTTGAACTTTAACGTCTAAGGTTGGGGATGAGCCTGTACCTGCTGCTGAATTTAGAACAAGTAATACATCACCATCAAAGTCTTTTAAATCAATAGCACTTGATGTTGCTGTAGCACTAACAGATGCTGATGCTACTGCTGCTGAGATCTCTAGTTTTTCTAGATTTTGCTGAATAATAGCCACTTTAAGTCTCCTCTTTTTTAGGGGTAGTTTTTTTCTTTGCTTTTGGTTTTGGCTTTTCTACATACTCAGTAGCCTTACCACTAAAAATAAGCATACGACCAACACTATCATCTACTTCAATAGAAGTACCGGCACTCGTAGGAGTGCCAGCAATCATTGTTGATCTTATTAATTCAACTTTCATATTATGTGCCGAAGCAGAATGCAGTTGGTTGCTTAATAGCAAAGTCAACATCTTGCAATGCAACAATCTTAACAGTGCCTGATCCAGCCTTAGTGATTGTATCTACTGTTAGATCTAAGCCGCTCCACATACCTATGCAGAACTGGCTGAAATCACCAAATAAAGCATCGTTGTTAACAAGCTGGTTAGAAACAATAACTGGGTAGCCATTAATTTCATTGTTCTTGCAGAAGCATTAATGATGTAGAACATGTTTGCTACGTCTGCGTTAGCAGCAGCAACATCTGTCTCCATACCGATGTACTCAGCAAAAGTACCAAATGTAGTAATAGTTTGTGTTCCTACACCTGTTGTGTCCTTAATACCAAGTGGTTGGTTAGAAGAACCTGTACCATAAATCGCTGCGTTGTCTAGCTTTGTAGCAATTACTCTGGCTATATCATCTCTTATCATTGATTCAACGTCTATAGATGACTGAAGCAATAATCTTCTAGTAAATTCAACAACCCCTCCAACTGTCTTTGGAGTCATGTTGACCTGGTCAAACGCCTGTTGGCTCTCGGTTGGCTCAGATCCTTCCCCAACAAAAAATCCACTAGCGCTTTGAGTCATTCTAGGGATTGCAATATTACCTGATAACCCTGTAAGCATTGTTGGATTCGCAGCCATAACAGCCATTCTCTTACGAAGAATATCTATAAAAGAACCAGACAATAATTCAGTCGGAACTAAGTTACCACCAGCAGTTGCTGTACCTACATTCAAGTCTCTTTGAAGAACTTCGTTAGGAACTAAAATTCCATTTGCTGGCTTGTCATAACGCTTCGATGCCTCATCAGAAACTTCTCTCTCGAATGCAGCAGCCTCTTGTGCTGATCTGTCATTAGGGTTAGCTAATGCATTTAATGCTCTTAAGAAAGAAAATCTTTTAACTTCTTTCTTATCTAAGCCGACTTCATTAGATGTCATGTCTGTAGAACGAATAGGGGTGTTGTTTACTTCTGCCTTGTTTTTCACAAGATCAAGAATTGCTGCTCTAGCCTCAACAACAGATTTGTTGCCTTTGATTAAAGTTTCAGCAATTTCTTCTGCTCCATACTCACCAAACTCACGACAAAGTGAAGTTATAGATGCTGTACGAGCATTGTTTT